GTGCCTATAGTAGAAAAGTCTTCGGGTACAACGTTAAAAGGGATGGTTACTTACTATCCATCATTAACAGATTATTCATCTGAGATCAAAAGTTATGATATAGCTAATAATAAAATAAAAATAGAAAATACGTTTGTAAACAGCATAGAATTAGCTAATCTTTTAGATACTCCACCTTTTTATTTTACAATACAGCAGCTATTAACTCCTGGTTATGTTATAGAAGCTAATAGCTATTTTGTACCAGGATCAAGCTTAACCTATACTCAACAAGGCTCATTGCCTGGTTCAGGACAATTCACTATTGATTTAGCTGTAGAGCCTAGAAATCAGAAATTTATTAGTTTCTATGTAGATGGTATTGAAAAAAATTCAGGCCAATACACTTATAATAAGAATCAAAACTTAGCTTTAAAACCTAACGTGCAGTATTCTGTATTAACGAATGATTCACAATATAAAATTGAAGCTTCTTATTATACTGTTCCGGCCTATGAGGTAGGTGATACTATTACTACAGATAGTGGAGACGTCTTAACTATAATTAACTCTTCCTTCGATACAAACAGCGTTAAGTATAATGCAGCTTTATCTTCTAACTGTGTGTATAAGGTATATACAGACAGATCTCCTACATATACTCTTTTAGGTAAGAAATTTATAAATACTTCTTCAAATCCTGTAGGGCTTCTCGGTAATATATCAGGTAACACAGCTACTTTTGATTATAGTACCAATACGTACCCAGGAGCATTTAATTTAGCTAATAGCTATATTTACTCTTTAATGATAAATTCTCAGTTTGGTAAAGTATTTAGTAAATCTAAAGAAAGAGTAATTGAAAATTTACCTGTAGGTGTTACTTTAGCCCGAGCAAGAAATAGAAACTTATCTGGCAGAGTTAGCCAATGGGTAGAAAAATCTGTAATTGTAGATACTTTGCCTATATCTAAAGTATCTGACCCCGTCGTAACTGAGTCTTTATATAGAGAGCAGTCTGGTGGTGTTGCTGTTCGTTGTACTTTAATCTTTGCAGCTATTGAAGGCCAAGATGTAACTGATTATGAAATATCATATAGACTATTAAAAGTAGAAAATATCGGATCAGACGACGGAGGTACAGACTTAACTGCTTTTAATACTGTAAAAGTACCTGCTGCGGGTGTGGATTCCGATGGTAAAATAAGATTTACTGTTAATGGTGTGAATAGAGGTCAGTTAGAGCGTGACAATCAGATTATATTTAGAATAACGCCTATAAATAGAAATATAAGAGGTGTCACTACTACAATAACTAAAGATATAGTAGGTAAAACTGCTCCACCAACAAATATATTCAACTTTACTGGCGGTCAACAGACTGATCAGATAACCCTACTATGGAGTTATCCACGAGTAGGTACTGAGTTAGTAGATTTAGATTTAAAAGAAGTAGTCATTAGACGTGCTCCTGGTACTGTAGCTGGCACCGTAGAAAATTTCTTAGGAGCAGACTCTTTAGTTACAGTTTCGGCTGGTACTGCTAGAAAATCTATTCCTATTGATACGTTTGGTACTTTTACTTACCTAGCTAGAGCAAGAGATACTAGTGGCAACTTTAGTAATGACGTGGCTACTATTACTCTTACTACTACTAAACCAAATAGAAGTGCAGTTATTGCTGCTTATAATGAAGACTCTCCTTCTATAAACTTTACTAATATAACAAACAACAATGCAGGAGAATCTATATATCCTTCATTTACTGATTCTTCTGCTGGTGGTTTGGCTTATAACGTAAGTAACCCTAACTACGGTAGTGCTACCGATAACGCTAACGGATCTTCTTCAGGATGGAGTGCTATTGTAGGATCTCCAACTGATTTATTAGCTGCTGGAGATGCTGTATATGTTACACAGATAAGAGACATAGGCACAGTAACTGCCGCGTCATTGCAGATTGACTTAGAGGTTTCTCAAGAAGTCCAGTCTACTTTCAATGATCAGCACGAAGAGTATTTAGAAAGTGTTTCAGACTATAGTTCTAATACTTCAATATTAGTAGATGCTGATTACGGAGGTATAGGTCATATACTAGGCTATGCCAACGCAGCTGTGCCTAATCCGCGTTTTGATCCTATAAATAATACCTGGATGACGGGTGGAACATCAGGTAACGTATGGGGAATATGGAATCATGGGCAGTTTACAGGAGACGTAGCAAATGCTAATTCTTACGCCTTAATTACAGGTTTAATAAGCTGTACAGCTATTAGTCTAGGACAGGTATATTACGCTAATGGTAATCCAAAACCTACTGCTGGAATGGCTAATGTAACTATGGCAGGTAACACCTATACGCTAGTTAATTTTTTACAGTATAGTGATACTGGCACTACTCAAACTTTTGCTGGGGACTTAGGTGCGGTATCTACGCAAACATTCATTAGAACGTCTTCTGCTAATCCTAATGATCTTTTCTGGGCAAATGGAAACGTTAATGTTGATTATTTCGACGGAGGAACTGTTAACGATGGTTTCATAAATTATCAAGCAGGTACCCGTAACTTTAGATACTTCCAAATAAAATTTGTTGTAAACAATTCTAAGCCTGATGAATTTGACTTTACAATTGATAAATTTAGGTATACTATAAACAAAGAACAAACAATATTTAATGACACTGTAACATATGATTCAGACCCTAAAACTGTCAGTATGGCAAGTGCTGGATTCTTATATAGACCCACTATATCTTATGCAGTGTTAGATCAGATAGATGCTGTTGCTAATCCTGCTATAGTTGTTACTACAGCTGCTTCTAACAATGAAGTAACTTTCAAACTAGTAGCTTCTAATGGTACAGGGGCTTATCAAGCTAATAGTACTGCAACAATCATGATTACAGCAGCAGGAGTATAAACGTGGCATTAGTAGATTCAAATACATATATAGAACCCACCGCTGGCACCGCTATTAACGCTGCCCGTCTACAGATTAATAATTCGATAAGATCTTTATTAACTAATTTTAAATCTAGTGCTGCGCCCGTAGCTGTAAATATTACAGCTTCCGGCGCTAGTATTGGTGAACAAGACGGTATGCTATATAGAAGTGCTACTACAAATGCTCTATATATTTCAGATTCTGTACATGTTAAGTCATCACCGGTAGGTGGTAATTTTACTAGAGTAGGGATCGGTAATAGAGTAGAAAACGGTATTACTGCTTTGGCAGCAAATATAGCTAGTTATGAGATAGGAGAGTTAGTAGCAACACCTTCTGCCTCTCCTTCTTTAGCAAGTAATGCTAGACTATACCTAATAACTAGTAACTCAGGCACTATGGCTAGTGTGGTAGACGTAGGTACACCGCCCTTAAATTCTATTGCTAACGTTAATCTACAAGAATTTTCTGTTACGGGAGACAAGTTAAACGTAGCTTTTCTAGACACGGACGGTAATTCAGGTAAAAATGCTCATATTAAAGTTAGTACATCAAACCCAGCTTTGTATAATAGTGCTATAGGAATAGGTACAAGAGATACTACTTCTAACGTTTCGCTAGTAAAACTAAGAACCTCCTTAGCTGTTGGTATATACGCTGGTGTAAACTTAATAGACCAAACAGGTAAAAACTATGCGCCTCTTGCAGCAAATATTATTTCTCAGTCAACTATTCAAGGAACGGGTAGTGCTCCAGCTATATTGATTCCAGCTGGGAGTATCATGGGATGGGCAGGTAGTTCTGCACCTTCAGGCTGGTTGATTTGTAATGGTTCTGCTATTTCTAGAACTACGTATGCAGCTCTATATGCTATCTGTAGTACTACTTATGGTGCCGGTAATGGATCAACTACTTTTAACTTACCAAATTTATCTGATAGAGCTTTATACGGAGCTGGAACTGACTTAGCTAGAGGTGAACAACACACAGCATCTATTAGTTATGAAGGTAAAGTTGCTTCTGATTCTGGTTCTGGCAATCCATCAGTGACTTATTTATCAGTTGCTGCTGCTGTAAAAGACGGAACAACTGCTATTGTCGTACAG